AAAATCAAAAAAACAAAATTGGAACTATAAAGATAGAATGTATGAATCAATGAGTATAGAATATAATAAAAATACTATTTGGTTATTTGATAAGTTGAAGGAGTTTTTACAAAAGGAAACAAACATTACAATCAGAACAATAAACAAAAGGATACATTTTCATAAATTTACAAAAGGTGCATGGTTTGGAAAACATAATGATATTAGAGATAATAGAGTTTACGCAGTGGGTGTATTATTGAATGATGATTTTGAGGGAGGAAATTTTAAATTATATAATTCGGATGAATATGTGTTAAATAAAGAAATAGGAAATACCTATATATTTGATGTAAGAATTGAACACGAAATAACACCCATTTTAGAAGGAGATAGATATTCATTAATTTGGTTTTTACAAAATGAACACATAAAATTAGAAACAAATAAATTAATATGAAGCCAAACCTTTATATATGTGGAGATAGCTTTGTTGATTGGGATTTACCTAAAATACATTGGGTTGATTATTTATCTAATCACTATAATATTATAAATTTCGGTAAATATGGTTCTGATAATCATTCAATAGTTTATCAAACTGGAAATATTCCAAATCATAGAGAAGGAGATAGAATCGTAATCGTATTTACTGCACCTGGAAGATTTCCAAGAAGATATTTTGGAGATAGAGAAACGAATCACAATATAAAATATTTAAATTGGGAGTGGTATAAAGACAAATCGTTTGCAAAAAAATTATTAGAATTAAGAGTTAAAGAAACGGAAAGTTGGCTTGCTGACGGTAGAAACGATGAAATACTATTTATTAAAAAGTTAAAATATTTTTATAAAGAATATGAACCAATATTTGTAACGTGGAATGATGATTTTTATGAAAAAACAAAAGAGTTTGTAGAATTAATACAAGTATCTTCTATTGCGGATGAAGGGGGTAATCCAATGGATTGGCATCCAGGTTGGCAAGGTTGTTATGACTTTTACAAAAAAATTTATAGTTTATTAAATACGAATGAACCAATTGTAAAATTTGAGAATAAAACAAATAAAATTATATAAATTATGGAGATATTTAAAAATAAAATTGATTATAACGATATTGATATAATATTAAAAAATTATAATTTTGGAAATGAAAACAATAAAATAAAATCATATCACGATTTTAAAAACGTAATAAATTTAAAAGATATATTTTATTGTGATTTAACTAATAATATATTGGTCGATACCATATCAAAATATATAACATTAGAAAAAGATGAAATAATATATTCATTACATTATATAAAATATGAATCTGGATATTTTGCTAAAAAACATTTGGACATCAAATCAAGTAAAACATATTTGATTATGTTAAATGATAATTTTGAAGGGGGACAATTATATGTTAATGAAGAGTTGATTGATTTTAAAAAAGGAGATATGGTAACATTTGACGGCAAAACCGAATATCATGAAGTTAAAGAAATAACATCTGGTTGTAGAGAAATAATGGCAGTATGGGTATCTAAAAATTTAAAATTAAGTTCATTAATTTAAATTTGGTATTATCAAAAATTTGTCGTATATTAGAGTATTATAAACAATTAAACTCTAAATTATGAAACAAAAGACAGAACAAGAATTAAAAGCAAATTATGACCGATTTATAGGTATAATTAAAAAATATTTCACAGGAGAAAGATTGGAGAAATTACTCCATATGTATTCCGAAGAAGAATTGGGTGTTAACCTTACACTATCGGCCGCATCTGGCTCAAAACACTATCATAACGCATATATAGGTGGGTATATAGACCACATCTTTAATGTATGTAAGAACGCTCTTAAAATGAGAGACCTATTTGTATCACAGGGTGGAGAGATTGATTTCACCGAAGAAGAATTGATATTTAGTTGTCTACATCACGATTTAGGAAAGCTGGGTGTTAAAGGTGAATTACATTATTTACCAAACCAGGAAGAGTGGTCTCAAAAAAAATACGGAACTTTATTTGTTCGTAATGAGAATATTCCATATATGACACTAACCGATAGAACTTTTTTTACATTGAACCATTACGGCATTCAGTATAATGAGAAAGAATATTTTGCAATTAAACTTACCGATGGTATGTATGATGAAGATAATCAAAAGTATTTAGCAGGTCACGACTTAAAGAAACAATTGGTTTATAAGTTACAATTTATTATGCATTGGGCAGACCATATGTCTACAATCATTGAAAGACAAGATAACATAATTTAATGTCAAAATGTCAAAAGTAGTCCTTTGGTATAGTATTTGGACTATATAGAGTATTATTAACTAAAAACATTTATATTATGTACATGATTGATTACAGTAAATTGTTTGAAGAATTTTTTCCAATCGAACAATCAAAAACAAAAACAACTTATGTTCAAAACAAATTTGCAGTAGACATTAAAGATGAATCTGCATCAATTGCATTATCAGTATTAGGACACAATCCTGATGATATTGAAATCAATTGTTTTGAGGACAAGATTGAAATCAAAGCCAAAAAAACAAAAGAGGACAAAGAAAATCCTTTCAATCAATTAATTTCAGACATTGAAGAAAGAGTTACCGTAGGTAAAAACTTTGATGGTAAAAAAGCAAAAGCTGAAATTAAAAATGGTATTCTCTTAATTACTATTGAAAGAAAAGAAGAGTCCAAACCAAAAAAATTAACCCCGAAATTAGGTTAATTCAGTTATTTTTCGTATATTGAAAAGGTAGGAGATTAAACACTTCTACCTTTTTTATTATAAACAAATATTTATTACTATGATATACAACGAAAAAATACAAATGTTATTAGAATCTTTAGACGGAAAATTAAGGATTTTACAAAACGGAATTACTGGTGCACAATCAATGACACCATCAGTTGCTCACACTACTTTAGAAGATGCAAGAAAGATAGTAGAGAGAGTTGCCGAATTAACCAGAATCAATCGATAAATGAATTGGCTTAAATACTTAGTCGGATTTTCTGCACTAATTATTGCCGGATGTGCAGCTTACTTCTCCGTAACAGGTTTGGGTGTTCTATTTAGTGGAGCAGCCGTATCAGTTATGGTAATGGCCGGTGCATTAGAGTTTGCAAAGTTAGTTGCAGCAACTTATTTAAAACAAGAGTGGGAAAACATTAAGGGGTTTAATAAGTGGTATTTGACCTCTGCAGTTGCATTACTGATGTTAATCACTTCTGCGGGTATATTTGGATATCTTTCCAATGCATTCCAATCTCAGTCCTTAAAATTGCAACAGGTAGATAGAGAAGTTTTAGTCTATACTACGAAAATTGACCAAAATACCGCTCAAATTACCCAATTAAACGCCCAATTGGGTCAGTTATCCTCAACACAAAACACAATTTTAGACAAAGGTAAGGTAAATTCTCGTCTTTTACGTTCAATTGACCAAAAAGATAGACAAACAGCTCAAATTAACAAAAAAATTGAAGGTTTACAAACAGAAAATGCTAAAAATAACGAAAAAATCAACGAAATTAAGACCTCAAACTTAGATTTGGAGAAAGAAGTTGGTGGTTTTAGGTTTATTGCCGAAGCATTTGGTATGGAACTGAAAAATGTTGTAAAATTCTTCATATTTTTGATTGTAATAGTGTTTGACCCATTGGCAGTCGCACTTATTATCGCATTCAACGGGTTAATTTCGAATAAAAAACAAAAACAAAAAGAAATTTTAGTTGAAATGATGGAAAATGATGAAAAATTGGGTTTATATGAGGTTTACGGAGATAATATTGTTAACGAAAACGAAAAAAATGAGACTAACAAAAAAGAAGAAGATACAAATGTTGAATCTACTGATGTTGTGGTTGATGATACACCTACTTCTGAAAATGTAGAAGAAAACCTTCCAGATTTAAAATGGGAAGAGTATATGCATCCAGAATTTCCTTGGAATAAAAGAAATTTATGGATAAATAACCCAAAGGCCGTTAATTATTGGTTATCAACTAAGGGTGGTAATGTTAGAGAGTTATCCAGATTGAGAAGTGAAAATGAAAATATTAAAACTTATTAATATTTGGTAAATTAGAATTATTTTCGTATATTAGAAATACGAAATTATAATTTATGAAAAAATATGCATTATTCATCGGAAGATGGCAAACATGGCACAAAGGACATGAGTGGTTAATCAATCAACAATTAGAAAACGGAAAAAATTGTTGGGTTGCAATTAGAGATGTACAAAAGGATGAAAATAATCCTAAATCAGCACAAGAAGTATTACAAGAATTACAAAAAGAACCATTTTTTACAAACAATTGGGATAAAATATTGTTATCGATTATTCCAGACATTGAAAGTGTAAACTATGGTAGAGGTGTTGGATATGAGGTTATATATCACGAACCCCCAAAAGAAATAGAAAAAATTAGTGGAACTGCAATTAGACAAAAATACATTGACTCAAATGGTGATGTAATTATTTATAACATAGATAAAGAAGATGGTAGTAGAGCGTAAAAGACATATTGCCAAAACCATTTCATATCGTATTGTATCAACTTTAATTGGATTTGGTATAATGTGGTGGGTAAGTGGTGATATTAAAATAGGTGCAACATTTGGAGTAGCAGAATTGATTTATAAACCCATTCAATATTACATTCACGAAAGAGTTTGGTATAAGTGGATAAAATACGGATTAAAAAAATAAAATATGAAATTAATAGTTGACAAAGGTTCTAATGGACTAACAACAAAAGAGTTTACGGAGTATCTTAAAACACCGACTCCTAAAACAGAAATTACACAACAAGAATATGATGAATTAAGATTACAATTAAGTGAAGCTTTGGTAAAACATCCAGGATTGGGAATTTCTGCAACACAAATTGGAATTAAAAAAAGAGCATGTTTAATCCAGCTTGGTGATGAAGAATTATTCTTAGTAAATCCAATAATTAAAGAAAAGTCAAAAGAAGGATTTTTATTCTTTGAAGGTTGTTTATCTATACCATCAACATTAAGGTCTCCAATCAAAACAATTAGAGCTTCTAAAGTTGTTATAGCTACGGATAATTTGGGTGAATTAACATTTGAAATTAATCCAGAAGGTGATGAACAAAATAAGTCAGTATCTAAGGAAACTATGATGACAGTTATAGTTCAACACGAAATTGACCATTTAGACGGATTTACAATCAAAGATAGAGTTTATAATACACAGGTTGTCAAAAGAGTTAGTTATGGTAGAAACGATAAAATTGTAATGAAATCTCCACAAGGTGAAATGGTTGAAATCAAATACAAAAATGCAAACAAATATTTTTTACAAGGATACGAAATCGTTTAATTATGTTATACACAATAATCACAATATTATCAGTATTAGTAGTTGCATCATTATTTGTAATTTATAATCTTTTACAAAAATTAGAAAAATACGAAGATATCATCGAAGATAATGATGTATTTTTACAAACGGAATTAGAAAGAAACGAAGCATTACTGGAGGCATTAAGAGAAATCGATTCTCGTGAAATGTTTGAGAAGGACGATGAAGTAGGTTCTATATTTTATCAAATAAAAGAAACCATCGAAAAATTCAAAACACAACAAAATGCCAATTAGAAAGAAAAGGGGGCCGAATCGTCAATATTTTACAAAAGATACGGAAGATGCTATTATTGAATATAATCTAACCGATGACCAATATATTAAAGATAAATTATATAGAGAAAGAATTGCATCTGCATTTGACAAACTTGCAGAAATAGTTTATAATAAATGGAAATTTACTTATTTTGATGATGACCCAAAAGATGTAATGGCAGAGGTTGTTACATTTATGATTGAAAAAATACACATGTATAAGAGTGGTAAAGGTAAAGCATTCTCTTATTTTACTATTGTTGCAAGAAACTATCTTATTTTAAATAATAATGCAAATTACAAAAGATATAAAGATACGGATATAATGTCTGGTTTACCTGAATCATTTGATACTGAAAATAACTTTAGAGAGGAGGAAAGAAATGACGAATTTAGAACTTTTAATGTTAGAATGTTACAATATTGGGATAAACATTTGGAGAATTATTTTCCAAAGAAAAGAGATTTACAGATTGCAGACTCAGTATTAGAATTATTCCGTAGAGCTGAATTTATTGAAAACTTTAATAAAAAATCATTATATTTACTTATTAGAGAAATGACAGGACACCCTACACATTATATAACCAAAGTTGTCAACAAAATGAAAGAAAGGCAAATGGAACTATATAATGAATATGACAAATATGGTGATATAAAAATTTAAGTATGATACAATTAGGTTTATCAGGATTTTACCACGATTCAGCAGCTACAATTGTTATAGATGGTAAAGTAATATGTGCAATTGAAGAGGAGAAACTATCAGGAATTAAACATGATAGTTCTTTTCCGTTTAAAGCAATACAATGGTGTTTGGAATATACAAAAATAACAATTGATGAAATTGATATGATTTGTTGGTATGAAAATCCAAATGACAAATATGAAAGAGTTAAAGAAACAATAGGTAAGTGGGGTGGTTTAAGATATCCAATGAAATGGAGAAAGTTTAATAAAAGATGGAATGAAACCGAAGGTAATTTAAAAAAAATATTGAAATCTATTGGTTATGATGGAATTATCACATATACTCAACATCATTTATCACATTTAGCAC